GTTGAGTAGCGCTAGGCTCTGCGCCTCGTCGATTGACGGGAACGGCAGCTGCCGGGCATCCGCTACTCCGCGCACCTCCGCGGCCGGCTGGCCGGCGATCTTGTCCGCCTCGAGCAGCGTGTGCTCCTCGAAGATCTCCCCGGTCAGCTGGTCCTGCCAGATCACCGGCACGCTCGAGAGCCCGAGCTCCGCGGCGGCCCGGACCGTCTCGTGGCCGTCGAGCAGCACCTCCACCACCGTGCCGTCGTCGGTCACCTCGCGGGTCATCACCACCGGCTCGCGGATCCCCTCCCGGCGGATCTCGTCGACGCGCGCCGAGATGTCGACCGCCTGGGGCGTGTTCAGCCAGTCGCCGGCGGCGAGGAGCTCGGCCGGGGAGAGGGCGGCCGGGAACTCCCCTTCCGCGCCCGCCACCGCCTCGCCCTGCGACACGACGACCACGGGTGGGGGGTCGGCCGCCAGGACGTCGGGATCGACGCCGGTGAGCTCCACCAGGGCCTCCTGGCCGGGCGTCTTGGGTTCCCTGGGCGGGGCCGGCTTGCGGGCGGCCTGGGACCGGGCCCGGAGCTCGGCGGCCTCCCGCATGATGTTGGGGTTTTCCGCCATCATCCGGGCGGCCGCGGCCCCAATGTCCTGCATGACGTTGATCGGCGCGTCCGGGTCGTGGCTCACCTGGCCGATGCCCTGGGCCACGGCGGGGTTGACGTTCGCATCCCAGGGGCCTGGCGGACGCGCCACGGGCACCTCGGACGTCCCCCCTACCTCGGAGCCTGCTTCGCCCTGCGCCTCGCCTGGGGCCGCTGGGGCCGCTTCCTGGGCCTCCGGGGCGGCGGGCTGGGCCAGAGGCTCCTCGCCGCCGGCGGCCGCGCCAGGCTCGGCGGCGGGCGCTGCCGGGGCGGCCGGGGCGGCGGCCGGCGTCCCGGCCTTCTCCACCTGGACCTTCAGCCCGTAGCGGTTGTAGAGCTCGAGCACTGAGAGCTTGACGCCCCCGCGGCGGGCCAGGGCGACGAAGCCGGCCTCGTAGAGCGCCGTCTGCTTTTCGGCCTGCTGCCGGCTCATCTTCGCGCCCTGCATGAACTGGCCGACGAGCGCCTCCCGCACCTGGCTGATCTCGTCGAGCTCGCCGCTGTCCTTGGCGGCCTGCATCTCCGCCAGGACCTTGGCCCGGTAGGTCACCGACTCGCGCCGGCTCATGGCCGCCGGCGTGCCCAGGCGCAGGTCCGGCTCGAGCGCGCCGTGGTGCTCGCTGCCGGCCAGCTTCACCGCGTAGGCGGCCGTCGGGATCGCGAGCGGCTCCTGGTTGCGCCGGGCCTTGGCGAGCGCCTCCGGGTCGCCGGTGATCTGGGCGGCCATGCTGTCGGCGTTCTCGCCGCGGCTCTGGAAGTATTCGGTGAAGGTGTCGGCGTCAATGAAGACCTTCTCCATGGGGCCTTCTTTGAGCCGTGACTGCAGCCACCCCTGCGCCGACTCCGGCAGGCGTGCGATCAGCTTCGAGTCGATCGCGCCCTGGGCGAGCGCCTGGAACAGCAGCTGCGACTGCTCGGCCGCCACCGCCCGACGCGAGAGCGCGCGCTGCTCGGCGACCCGCGACACGCCCGACGTCGTGCCGCCCATCACCGCGCCGGCGACACCGGCCTCGAGCATCTGCACCGCGAGCTCCTGGGTGAACACCGACCCGAGGGGCTTGCCCTGCGCCTGCGCCACCGCGACCGCGCCGATCGCCTCCTGGATCGCTTCGGTGACGCCCTCGGTCGCCAGGCCGTGCACTGTCTCCTTCGCCACCTCCCGGAAGAACCGCGGCTTCACGATCGTCGTGAGCGCGCGCTTCGCTACCTCCTCTGCCACCTCGTGCCCGAAGGCCTTGACCAGGCGCGAGCCGACGTGCCCCGGCAGCGCGGTGTCGAACGCCGCGATCGCGGTGCCGCCCAGGAACGCCGTCGCCGGCGCGGCCAGGTTGGGATCGGCTTCCTTGATCCCCATCTGCGTCTCACCGACTCCGAGCGCGAAGGCGGGAATGAACGCGCCGATCAGTGCGCCGATCGTCGCGCCGCTCACCGTCCCGACGACGGGCAGCGGGACCGCGGTGCCAATCAGCGCGCCGGCCTCCGCGCCGACGGCCGCGCCGGCCAGGCTCGGAGCCATGATCGGGATCATCTCGCCCATTGTCTCGGTCAGGTATTGCCCGAGGTCGTTGATCCCGCGGATGCCCATGAAGGTCTGCTTCGCGCCGGCCTTCGCAATGTCCTGGGTGTTGCGCTGCCGGATGCCGCGGCCGCGGGCGGCCAGGGCGTCTGCGCCCACGAGCTCGCCGGTCGCCTCGAGGAACGACCCGCCCATGGCGGCGGTGGTGTCGACGCCGCGCATGATCGCTTCGCCGAAGCTGACGCTGCGCTCGAGCGTGTGCAGCGTGTCGACGTCGTCCTTCGCGGCCTGGGCGAACGACGGATCCTGCATGGCCGTCTTGAGCGCCGGCGCGGTCTGGAGCTTCTGCGCCAGGTCCTCAGCGTCGATCTGCTTCTTCAGCTGGTCGTAGTTGCGCTCGACGAACGACGCCGGCAGACCGAAGCGCTGCTGGATGCGCGCGCCCTCGGCCGCCTTGTCCGGGCTGATCGTCGACGCGCCGGCGACCTTCAGCCGTTCCTGCTCGGCGCGTGCATCGTCGGCGAGGTTGGCCTTGACCGCGGCGGTGAGGGGATCGTCTTGCGGGTTCTGCTGCTGCTCGAAAGGCATTAGGGTTGCCGCACTTGGCCGAGGCGCTTCTTCGCGCGCACCCACTCCTGGAGCACCAGGTCGGGCGTGGGTGTCTTGCCTGCGCCGCGGAGCGCGTTGCTGATGCTCTGTTGTTCGCCGGCGGGAATGTCCGAGATCGTCAGATCACGCACGGGCTTCGTCGTGTCGGCGAAGCGCTCGTCCGCGCCGACCGGATACCACATGGTGCCGCGCCACGGGACCAGGGCCTTCCAGGTGCCCTCCTTGACCACCACGTCCTGCCACAGGTAGTCGGCTGTCTCCTGGAGCTCGGTGTCGGTCATCTTCTTCCCGGTGCGCTGCTGCGCCTCTTCATACTTCGCGTTCAACGCGACCAGGAGCTCCTGCGATTCTTTCTTCTTCGGGTCGTAGCGCGAGCCCATGGTGTTCCGCAGCACCGACTCCACCGACAGCAGGCCGGTGATATCTTTCGCCGCTTCGCGGGTCTTGCCCTGGGTGATGTTCACCTGGGTGCGCGCGAGCTCCTCGAGGTCGCTGTCCGACAGGTCGTTGCGGTAGTTCAGCAGCTTGAGCCCGGCGAACTTTTCCGGATCGTCGCGGACCATCTCGTAGAGCTCGAGCTTCTTCGCAATGTTGGTGGTCGTCGGCCAGCCCTTGATCCGACGCTGGATATACTCCTCGGCGGACGCCCGCTCGCCGGGGTCCATGTCCTGCCACTCCTTCGACCGCATCCAGCTGGCAATGTTGCGCTCGCCGGCGTCGATCCGGTTGTAGACCGTCCGCAGGTTCTCGCGCTCGGCGTTCAGCTTCTCCTGCCGCTTGATCGCATGCTCGTGTTCGATGATCGCGAGCGCCTTCTCCTGCTGCTCTGGGTCGGCGATCTTCTTCGCCTCCTCGCGGTGCTGGGTCAGCGTGCCGGGCTGGCTGACGATCGCGGCCGCCTGGGCCTGGGCCTGCTTCAGGTCGTCGCCGTCTTTCAGCTTTGTCTCGATCGCGTCATACAGCGACCCGTCGATCTCGCCCTTTTTCGCGGTGAACCACTCCTTCGCCTCCTCGGTCCGGCCGCCGGCGATTAGTTGGCTGATCGCTTCGACATGCACGTCCGAGTGCTCCTTCGCCTTGCGCGCGGTGACCTTCTCCGGGGACCACCCGAGCGCCGAGCTCATGGCGTCGATCGCGTCGTCGACGCTCTTGAGGTTTGACTCGAGCATCGTCGGGTCGGTGGCGTGCTGGATCGCCGCGGCGGTGCCGAGCGCGATCTTCGCCTCGAGGGTCTGGTTCTGGTGCTCCATCACCTCGCCGGCGACGTGCCGCTGGATCTCCAGGTCGACACCCTGCCGATAGTTCGCGCGGATCTTCGCGAACTGCGCGCGCTGCTCCGGGTTGGTCGCCAGCTTCTCGAGCTCGCCGGCGGTGCGGTCGAACTCCTCGAGCGCCTCCTTCGGCAGGTTCATGGCGTTCTTGCCCTTTTTCAAGAGCGCGCCGTTCTGCTGGTCGTAGAGGTAGCGGTTCTTCCACTCCGCGAAGCCGTTGTCGATCTCGAGCGCCTGGGTGACGTTGGCCTCGTGCCGTTCCTTGGCGACAATGTCGGCGTAGATCGACGTGCCGATGCGCCCGACGATCCCGGCCGACTCCGCGAACGATCGCAGCTTGTCGGCGCGCGCCTCCTCGACGCCGGCTCCCTCCGACAGCGCGGTCTGCGCCGCGCTCATGGTGCCCCGCGGCAACGACCCGATCTTCTCCTCGCGCACGTAGCGACGAATGGTCGGCATGCTGGTCAGCCCCTCCGGCCGAAGCCATACTTCGCCTCGAGCAGCGAGTAGCTACCCGACGCAACGGTCCCGATCGACTGCCAGCGGGCTGCACTCTGGCGCTGCGCGCCGGCGGCCGCCAGGTTGGCCCCTTCCTTTCGGGTGATCGCGGCCTGCTTCCGCAGGTCGGTCGCCTCCACCTCGAAGCCCCAGGCCTCGCGCGCCGCGTTGGTGCGGGCGGTGAGCGCGTCGAGCTCGCCGAGGTAAGCGGCGTCCGCCTGGACGTCGACCGCGCTGCCGAAGCCGACGTCGACGCCGGCGGCCGCGAACCCCGCGCGCTGCTCGCCGACGATGCCGCGCACCTTGGTGCGGTAGCGGTGCACCTCGAGCTCGCCGCGCACGCGCGCGTCCTTGGCCTGCACCTGCATCACCGCCGCGTTGTATTCGGTCAGCTGCGCCTGGCTGAGGGCGGCGCGCTTGGCGGCCTCGCCGGCTTTCTTCTCGGCGCTGCCGGCCTTCCACTGACCGATCGCCGACATGGCGGTCGAGATGCCGCCGAGGATGAGCAACGGCCACATGGTCTACCCGCCTCCGTAGAGTTTGTCGGCCGCGCTCGAGCCCTCGCCCTCGTCGGTGCCCAGGCCCATGTCGACGATCTGCAGCGACACCGCGCGCCGCTTCTTGTCGCCCTCGTATTCCATCTGCGAGGCGGCGGTGACGTGCACCCGCGCCTGCAGCATGAAACTCTTCCCGACGTCGGGCAGCGTCATCGACAGCTTCTCGAGCACGTCGTCGTCCAGGTGCAGCGACAGGCCGCCCGGATAGCGCGGGCCCTCGGGCACGTCGGCGCTCGCGACCAGCGACTCCTGGGTGCGTGCCGGCAGCTTCATGCTTTTCAGGTCCACGATCAGCCTCCCACTTCCGCGCGCGGAATGATCCCAAGGATCGTCAGCGGCAGCGGCTCCGTCATGCGGATCAGCACCGAGCCGTGCTTGTTGTATTCCGGCGAGATGTGCACCTCGAGGGTGTCGGTCACCAGGCCGGTCGTCTCCCACGCGTTGCGCGAGTAGCGGCGCATGCGCGCCTCGTGCCCCGCTTCGAACTCCGCCGAGCTCTGGTGCACCAGGAGCGTGACGCTGCCGACGCGCTTCTTGCTGTCGCGGATCTCCTGGCCGCCGACGTCGAGCGCGAGCGTCTCCACTTCCATGGTGTAGGGCAGGCCGATATGCACGTTGGTGTAGCCGATGCCCTCCTCGTCGCCAGGCTCCGGCAGATAGACCGTGCCGCCGGTCACCACCGGCGCGCCCTCCTCGCTGCCGTTGAAGAGCGCCACGCCGTCGGCGATCACCGCGACCGTCTTGCCCTCGAGGTGATCGAGCCCCGCGAACGTCGTCGCCGGCGTCTCCTCGGAGTAGCTCAGGCCGCTGTCGACGAAGAACATATCGGCGTGCGTGTAGTTGGTGCGGAGCTCTCGCTGCTCGAGCTTCTCGATGTAGCGCTTCTGCGCGCCGCCAATGTCGCGCCGCACGATCACGTAGAGCACGTCCTGGTCGGCCTCGGGCACCACGCACACGTCCTCGATCAGGCCGTCGGTGGTGTGGCGGTGCCACCCCCAAATGTCCTGGTCCGGGATGTAGGTCAGCCCGAGCAGGCGGCCCTCGTTGTCGCACGACCAGACGATCGAGTGCGGCGTCTGCTGGAAGTCGGTGTAGTAGATCTGCTTCCGCTCGAAGAGGTGCGCGCTGTAGATCGACAGGTCGCGGCCGGCGAGGCCCTGGTTCTGCTCCTGGAAGGCGAGCTCGCGGAGCACGTTGCCGCGGGCCTGCACGTAGATGATCGTCGAGCCCACGACCACCGGGCGCGCCCAGGGCAGCACCCCGACATACGTCTCCTGCTCGGCGTCGATCGAGCTCGGCGTGATCGGGTTCTTCCGCCCACCGCCGCCGGTCAGCGTCCACTCGCCGCCGTCGGTCATCAGGATCAGCCCCCAGGCGTGCGCGATCATGTGGCGGATCGGGTGGTGGTTGTTGCCGGCCAGGCGGAACGTGACGCTGTCGTCGTCCTGGAGCGGCGTGCTGATCCCGAAGTTGTGCGGGAACCCGATGCGCGAGCCCCAGATCCCGTCTGGGTTCGCGAACGTGTTGGCGAAGAACTGCCGCTGCTGGTAGTTGCTCGAGCAGGCCGGATACTTGCCGGTGACCGAGAAGAGGATCCGGTCCTGCGGAGGCGTCAGCCCAAAGTCGGCGGTCTGGCCGGCATGCTTAAAGCTGTTGGACTCCGCGGTCCCGATATAACCGAACACTCCGTTTTCGTAGGGATCGCAGTAGACGCGATACTCCTCGGCCCCCGACACCGCGGTCCACGACAGCGTGTGGGGCGAGCTCAGGGTCGGCTCGTCGGCCAGGGTCGCGCTCGCGATCGAGCTCGGGGGCGACTCCTCGAAGGTGTCCGCGGCCGCCGACGTCACGACATACTTGAACGTGCGCGTGCCGGCCGGCCCGGTCGTCGCGCTCAGGCCCGACGGCGCAGTCGCGGCGCTGCCGGTGGTGACGACGCGCAGCACCCAGCGATCGGCCTCCTCGAAGATGAGCTCCCGCGGCGCGTAGTCCGGGTGCGTCAGCATGAGCACGTTGCCGCTCTGGTTCCACTGCGGAATGTCCTCGAGCGTGTAGGGGGTCGGCACCTCGAGGATCGCGCCGGTCAGGGCATACCAGTAGGTCGCGTTGGGCGGCGCGTTGCCGGTGGTGTTGGCAATGCAGTAGTAGTTGGTGCCGCCCGAGCTCACGACGTCGCCTGGCACGTAGGCGGTGCCGCCGTCGTAGGCCGGCACGCTCTCCACCTCGATCGCCGCGCCGTTGTGAAAGAACCGGATGTAGCCCGCGCCGAACTCGAGCAGGTAGCCCTCGCCGCTGATCGATCCGACGAACCGCGCCAGGCGCGTGCCGTAGGTGTTGGTCTTGCACGGGTCGACGAAGCGCAGGCCGGCGCGGTTGCTGACTCCGCCCTCCTTCCGGACGAAGAAGTTGTGGCAGGTCTTGAGGCCCGTCTGATACTTCGCCAGGTCGGCCCGCGCGTGGAGCGCCGGCGCGAGCTCGCCGGCGGCGAACGATCGCTGCACCAGGCTGTTCATCGTTCGCGGATCCACGGTGCGTCGGACGTCTCGAGCGTCTTCTGCTCTTCGTTCGCGACCACCTCCTTGGCCGCCAGGATCGCGGCCTCATACTGCGCCCGGCAATACTTCGCCTTCTCGGTGTCGCGCGCCAGCGGCAGCGCCAGGTTCTCCGCCACGCGCCAGATCAGCGCCTCGCGGAAGAGCGGGTCGCCCTGCTGCGCCGGGCACGCCATGCGCGCGGTGTATTCCAGCTGCACCGGGATCGCGCCGAGCCCGTTCGCGTCCGCCGCGGTGATCGGCACGTTGGTGTAGATCAGATACCCCGTGCCGTCGGTGCCGATGCGGAACTGCGGCGGGTCCGGGTCGGGCCCGCGCTGCTCGAGCTCCTGGCTGACGATGCGCCGCGCGCGCACCATGTTGGTCGGCGCGCGGTAGGCATACTTCCAGTCCTTGTTGACCCTGTCGTCCTCCGCGCCGTCGACGAGCACCAGGTCGGCGTAGCGCGTAGCGAACGCCCAGGGGAAGTCGCGCAGCACCGCCTCGACCACCACCCGGAAGTTGAGCCGCGCCTTGTAGGCCTCCTCGCTGACGTCCGTCGCGATATCGGAGATCTGCTTGCCGATGCCGATACGTGACAGCGCGACGTTCACCAGGTGCGTCGTCCAGGGCGCGCAGAGATCGGAGAAGTCCGGCTCGTCGCCAGGGTCGCCCCCAGGGAAGCCTTCACCGTCGCCGCCGTCTGGCTCCTCCGGCTCCTCGGGTGGTCCAGGGTTGGTCGGCCAGGGGCCCGTGCCGCCTGGCGACTCCGGCTCGGTCGGAATGTGCTCGCCGTTGCAGCCGAAACCGTTGTTGCCCGTGCACCCTTCGATCGCGAAGAGCGCGAACCATCCGTAGTTCACGCCGTTGCTGTTCAGCAGCGCGCCGACGCTGAAGCCGTCGACCTGGCCGGTCGTGATCCCCGTGGTCGTGTTCGCGCCGGTGTGCGTGGCGGAGTTGCTGCCGGTGTGCGACGGGTCGCGCGTGCAGCCGCTCGAGCTCGTCTCGGCGTAGACCTGGACGAACACCGGCCGGCGATTCGGCGCAGGCGAGATCGAGATCGTGCGCGAGGCGCTGCCGTCCCCCGTGTAGCTGCCGAACGCCACCACCGCCGCCTCGGTCGGTGAGCTCAGGCCGTCGCTTCGACGCCAGACCGCCCAGGCTTGCGACGTCGTCAGCGCGTGCAGCGCCGCATCACTGGTGAACTGCCCGGTGCCGAAGGTGACGCCGGCGAGCGGCGCGGCCGGCGAGAAGTTGGTGATGTTCCCCGCGGCCTGCGCCGGGCCCTTCAAGTAGAGCCGCTTGGTGGTCACCGCGGTGGTGCCCTCGGCGATCAGGTGCATGAACTGCGGGACGAAGCCTTCGACCGGCAGCTTGTTGATCGTCGCGGTGTCGGTGTCCTTGTGCGCGATCGTCCCGGTGATCAGGAAACGCATCGACGGGTCGCTGACCGCAATGTATTGGTAGACGACCGTGTTGGCGTTCACCTCCTGGTCCGCGCCGGCAATCCGCACCCGGAACTGGAACTGCACCACGTCCTCGCCATCCGCCGGCGTGAAGGCGGGGTCGGCCTCGGCGTGGGCGATACCGGGATAGATGCCCGTCTGCAGCGCGGTGTGCGAGCCCTGGCCGGCGGACAGCCAGAAGGTGCCGCCGCCGAACGCTCCCGACGTCGGGCGGATCCACAGCCAGTGCACCGGCTGGCGGAAGATCAGGTCCTGGCCCGTGCCGTTGCCGGTGTAGGTGCCGGCGTGCACGATGAACGTGCCGATCGGTGGAGCCAGGCCGCGCTTCGCCCAGGGCGTGCGCGGATAGGGCGTGTTGTGCGGACCGGTCCCGAGGTTCAGGTTCGCGCTCGGGTCGGTGCCCAGGGCCTCCTGCTCGTCGTCGCGGTAGTCGCACGTGGTGAACTTGCCCACGAGCTCGACGCTGGCGTTCAGCGAGGCGATCGTCGCCGCGGTCGCGTCCGCCGCCTTGGTGTGCCGGAGGATCACCGGCGTGACGTCCTCGAAGGGGTCCTCGTCCTCCGCTGTCTCGGTCGAGTAGATCAGCGAGTTGCCGCCCAGGGAGGCTGACTGCGTCACCGCGGTGTCGACCGCGCCGGCTCCGTTGATGTTGTAGCCCAGCGAGCCGCTCGGCGCGCCGCCGCGCTTGCTGTAGGCCTGCACCTGGATGGCGGTCGCGCCGTAGCCGGCGGCCCCCGGATCGTTGTCGACCACCTGGGTGCTGTCGGTGTCGACCTGGACGAGCGCGCCGCTGGTGCTCGAGGTGAGCTCCGCCGGCACGAAGCCGAACGCATTCTGCGCGAGCACGCGCACGTTGCCGGTCCAGCCCGCGCCGGCGTTGAACTCGGTGGGCCGGATCAGCGCGATCTTGGTGCCGTTGAGGAAGTCCTTGCTGACGTAGAAGTCGCCGCCCTTCCGCGGCCAGTTGGCGGCGGACCAGTCGTCGATATCGAGCTCGAGGTCGTTGGGGTTCTGCCCAGGCGCGCCGACGCTGCTGTTGACGATCGCGGTCGGGCCCGACGGCGTGGCTCCGGAGTAGACCTGCTCGCCGTTCAGATAGAGCCGGAACACCCCGCCCGCGCCGACCTTGTAGACGATATCGACCTTGCACCAGACGTCGTGGCTCGCCAGGCCGTTCCACACCTCGAGCTCGAAGCCCGAGATCACCGTCACCAGGGAGAGCACCGAGCTCGAGTTGCTCGAGAAGATGGCAATGCCCCCGCTCGCGGTGACGCCGAGCACGTGCCCGACACCGGCCGACGGCGTGGTCGAGTAGCGCCAGAAGTTGCTGGTCGCGGTCGGCAGCTTCCGCAGCCGGATGTAGAGCCGGTCCCACTGCTCCTTGACGTCGAACGGGGTCGCGCCGGACGACGTCGGAGCCAGCGAGTAGGTGGCGCTCGTCTGCCCGCGCACCGCCAGGCCGCGGCCGCCGACGTGCCGGCTCGCATCGGTGATGCAATACTCGCCGACGTTGCCCACCGCTGCGCCGCGGCCAGGGGTTTCGAAGCCTTCCAGGAACAGCTTGGCCGGGGTCGCCGCCCACGAGGGCACGCCCGCCTCGTCGTTGCCCACGTTCGCGTTGGGCATGTAGACGAACTTCGCGATCCAGTAGTAGCGGACCGTCGTGCCGCCGATGCCCAGGAAGCCCCCTGTGTGCCTCGAGAACGTGTGCACGTCCGTCGGGAAGGGTTTACTGGGGGAGCTCGGCCAGTCGGTGTAGGAGTAGGGCGGCAGGTGCGCCCCTGGGGACGCCAGGCCGATCCACGGCGCGTCGTAGTCGATGGACGCCCCGCCCTCGGGTGGACCTGGCACGTAGGGCGGCAGGTTCACCCCGTCGGGGTATTGCGCGTTGAGCTCGGCGACCCGCTCGGCATCGTCCAGGACGATGTAGAAGGTCAGGTTCTGGACTCTGTTCGCGTCGAAGATTGCCACCGCGCCCCCGCCTCTGAGAAAGGCGGGCCGCCGGCGGGGTTGCCAGCTGACAACCACCTGTTGTCAGCCGCCCCCGGCGGCCCTATTGAACGGACCCCGCTAGTCGTTCAGCGGGTCGGCCTCGACGGCCTGGTCGAGCCGTGCCGTGGCGGCCGCGGTGGTCGGCGGGTCGCTATTCGGCACGGTGGGGAACGCACCCACGCCGGCGCGCAGGTCGCGCGTAGCGCGGTTCGATCGCCGGATCGCTTCGTTGGCACCCGTGGTGTGCAGCTGCGCCCCGCGGGGTGCCGGGCGCATCCAACGAACCGAGTAGTCCTCTTCGAACTCCAGCTGGAACACGTCGCCGGGACGCCGGCGCGCGTGCGCGTAGTAGCCCAGCTGCGTGGCCTGGACGATGCGCTTGCTGGGGGTGCGCTTCGGGCCCTCGGCCCGATCGCTGTCCGGCAAGTCGTTGTTGGGACCGCGACCCACGCGCACGGTGTCGCTCTTCGCCGGGCCGATCGGCGGTGCCGGCGAGGTGCGACCCTCGCGCGGTGACGCCTCCGGCGGGAGCCGGCCGGCTTCGACGTCGCGGTGGTCGACGATCGTCTGGTGGTTGATGGGCAGCTGGTCGTTGTCGACGTCGTCGTCGCTGCCGCCGGCGGCCGCTTCCGCGGCTTCGCCTTCAGCCTGGGCGCGCTGCGCTGCCTTCTCGTCGGCGCGCCGGCGCTCCGCGGCCGTGCGCGTGTCGCGCTCGTCGCGGGTCGTGGCCTGCCGCTTGTTGCCTTTTTTCGCCATGGTGCTGATCTCCTCGAGCTCTCACAAGTGAACGGTTGAAACGGTGGCGAGCGCGGACTCGGGTTAGACCGAGTAGCCGCGCGCGTAAGCCGTCGGCACCGACTGCGAGCTCATCTGAGCCGGCTGCAGTGCCGCGGTCACCGTCGCCGTCGGCGAGGTGCCCGTCATGGTGTATTTGAGCCCGAGGTAGCGCTTGGTGACGCGACCCGGATCGACGGACACCTCGTGGACCTTGCCGGCCGCGACGGCCGACTGCGATCCGCTCGAGCCGATCACATCGCTCGAGCTCAGGTCTGCGTTGGCCGACTGGACCACCTCGATGGTGATCGCCGGCGTGGTGCCGCCCATGGCGACGTCGAAGCCGACCGCGAAGCGGAGCGGCGTGCCCGTGCCGATATCCCGCTTCGGGGTGGTGTTCCCCAGGTCGATCGTGTTGGTGCTAAGGATCGCCGAGGTGCCGGTCAGCGCCTGCGCGTCCGACACGGTCAACAGAGCATCAATGAACATCGTGAACTCCTCCGCAAAAAGTTGCTGTCGCTGCCGCTTTCTGACCCGCTCGAGAGAGGGTCGAAAAGCCTACGTGACGCGCGCCTCGGTGTTGAGGATCGAGTCCACACGACGGATCGGCGTGGTGCCGAACATGAGCGTCGGCTTGCCCTCGACGTTCTCGTAGGTCGTGCCGCCGCCGGCGCTGACGTCGCTGCGCTCCTGCTTCCGCAGGTAGCGGCGCACGCGCCGGTTCATGTAGAACACCTTGCGCCCGAGCTCGTTGGGGATCATCTCCTCGGCCGCCTCCATGGCGTCGATCAGATCCGCCGGCGAGCCGCCCGCCAGGTCGCTGACGTCGATGTTCGCGATCCGGATCACGTAGCGCCAGTCCTTGACGACCAGGCCCGCCTTCCACTGGTAGCGCTCCTGGAACGCGCGCATGCGGTTGCCGGCCACGCCGGCGGTCACCTCGACGGTCACCTCGCCGAAGTCGTCGTGCACGATGCCGGCCTTCGAGCCGTTGGGGAAGATGCCGTGCGCGGTCTGCTCACCCCAGGCGACGAGCCAGATCGAGGTGTTGTCCGAGCCGCTGCCGCCGGCGTCGATGATGTTCTCGCCGCTCGCCACGCCGGTGATCGCCGAGTAGCGCGGCGCGAAGCCGGTGAACTCCTCGAGCGCGATCCCGACGTTGCCGTAGAACAGCGTCGACGCCATCTCCTGGTTCATGGCTTCCAGGAACGCGCTCGCCTCGGAGAGCCGGAAGGCGCTCGCGTTGCCGTTCAGCAGCACCAGGTCCTTGTCCACCTCGGACCAGGCCTCGAGCATGCCGCTCTGCTCGTCGACCTGCGCCGTCGAGCTCTTGCTGGGCGGGATGCCCTGGTTGATCATGCGCCAGTAGACCGTCGGCAGGCCCGTGCGGATCGTCACGCGGTGCCCGGTCGGCAGGTTGCCCTCGCGCCACTGCATGTCCTCGAGCACCTCGTTGCTCTGCTTGAGCATCTCGATGATCACGGGGACCTTCCCGTTGGGATCCAGGCGCTTCGCCCAGTCCAACAGCGTCAGCACTCCAGTCGAAAGTGTTGCCATTTACGCTCTCCAGTGATGGGCGATCTAGGTCTTGTCGGCGGCGCGCGAGTCGGCGTGGTCGTAGAGCACCGCAGCCTTGTCGGCGGCGGTGACGGCACCCGTGCTACTGCGGTGGCCGGCAGGCCCTGCGTCTTCACCCATCAATCGGCCCAGGTCGGCCAGGAACGACACGACCTGGATGTGATTGCCGGATCCCCCTCGGGCGAGGAAATTGTTGAACGCGTCACGCATCGGGTGACCGACAGGACGCACCTTGTCGATCGCCAGCTTCGCGAGGCGCTGCGTCTCCGCGAGCTTGTCGCCGCCGTAGGTTTTGTCGGCCTTCGTTTCGTTGGCCCACGCATCGCTCTGGACCTTGATCCGCGCGAGCGTGTCTTCGAGGAAGGCCTGCGCCTCCTCCTGCGACATATCCTGCGTGCGGGCAACCGTCTCCAGCTGCCCGAGCAGCTGATCGTCGACGCCTGCCTTCATGTCCTCCGGCACCGTGAGCGCATACTTCTCGGGAGCCTTCGGCGTCGTTGTCTCGCCGGCCTTGCTCTCGGTCGTGGTGCTGCCCTGGTCGCCAGTCTTCGCTGCTTCGCCCTGGGGCGCTTCGCCGGTCTTCTCGGCGGTGGTGCTCGAGCTCGTCGTCTCGCCGGGTTTGGTTGCGGTCGATTCGGTGCTCGTGCCGGCGGGGGCTTCGCTGGTCGCTGCGCCCGTGCCGGTCTTAGCTGTTGTCGTCATTGCTCTGTGCCTCCGCGGCCGCCTGGACCGCCTGTGCTTCGCGATCGAGCGCGCCGCCGCGCTGTCGCGCTTCCTGCTCCATCAGCAGGTATTCCCTGGGGCAGTGCTCCGTCACCAGGTGGAGCAGCATGTGCCCGTAGTCCTGGCGGCCGGCGTTGTAGTGGATCTTCGCGCTCGGATCCCAGATCGACTCGTAGACGCCGGCGCGCGCGATCAGCGTCCAGATCACCACGCGCCCCTCGAGGGAGCCCATGGTCGCTTGCAGGCTGACGATGAAGAGCTCCTCGGCCTGGCGCGCCTTGCGCTCGGCGAAGGCGACCTGCTTCGGGTCCGCGGCGTTGCGTTGCAGCGCGCGCCGGCTCACGTTAGAAGCACTCCACCGTGACGGTCCGCAGCACGATATCGCCGGCGCTCGCGGTGCCGTTCTGGCCGGTCACCTTCAGCTGCACCGGCGACGACCAGGAGCCCGGCGTCGTGGTGTTCGTGTTGAACGTGAACGTGGCGGCGCTCGAGAAGGTCGTGAGCATGGTCCGCTGCCCGCTGTCGGCGTTGCGGATGATGTGTATGTCAGCCCACCAGGCGATCCCGTTGGGAGCGCCACCGAGCACCGAGGCGGAGTTGGCCGCGCCGATGTAGAACCGGACCGTCTTGTTGTTGGCGTTCGCCGCCGTCGTGCCGTCGATATGCACCCGGAACCCGCGGCCGTCGGCGTTGAGCGTGCCGGCGGGCACCGTGTAGGTCCACAGGTCTGTCTCGGTTGTGTTCGCGCCCGTCTGCACCGACGTCGTGGTGGTCGTCAGTGTGGCCGCTGTGATCGTCCCGCAGTTGAGCGCGCCCGCGCCCCCGGTGCCGACCGTCACCGACTGGCCGCCGGCGTTGCCGGTGATGCGCGGGTTGACCGTGACGGTCGACTGCGCGACGAGCGCGGCTACCCAGAGCATCCAGGCGAGCACCGCGCTCGAGGCGAACGCCGCGAGCTTGTAGTGGACGGTCACTGCGCGTTCCCCATGACGACCGACACCGCAGCGCCGGTGCCGCTAATCGCGGTGACGCGCGCGCGCACGTTGCGCCAGGGGGCGTCCATCGTGAAGCCGTCGCTCGAGCGCGTGGTCGCCAGCGTCAGCGTGATCGTGCCCGCGGTGATCCAGTCGACGTTGGTGCTGTTGACCGCGGCCTCGATGTTCGACACCTCAATGACGATCGTCGCGGCCCCTGCGCCGGAGCTCGTCGCGCCGTAGGCCTGGAACGTCCGCACGCCGGTCGCCGGCTTGAAGTTGGCGCTCGAGCTCGTGGTGGTCGCGTCGGTCAGCATGACCGTCGACGGGAACTGGGTGCGCGCCTGGGCCAACGCGATCGCCGGCGCGAGCGCGATCGAGAGTGCGAGTGCGAGTGCCAACCGTTTCATGCTGCTCCTCCCTTACACCACTGTCTGACTGGCCGCGCTGTTCTGCCCGGCCCCGAGCACCTGGTCGAGCGGGGGTGTGCCGCTCGCACCCGTCGCCTGCTGCGCGGCCGCCGCATCCTTCGACGCCGCGGCGAGCATCTGCGTGCGCTCGGCCATGGCGGTGGCCTGCGCTTCGGTCGCTTCGGTCTGCGCCAGCT